ATTTTCCTGAGAGAATGTGAGTGGTTTAAGTAGATTTCTAGTAATTGTTGGGTTTTTTACTTGAAATACTTCATCAAAAGCATTCAAATATTTCTTACCAGTTTTTTTATGTACTCCAATGATAAGTAATCTCTTTCGTGATAACTGTGAGTTACCGTAGTCAGAAACGCTTCTTTCGTGAAAAATAAGTTTATAGTCTTCAAAGGTTTTTTGAAGATATTCTTTTGGGAGCAAAGATAGCAAACGAGGTAAGTTTTCAATAAGAAATATCTTAGGTTTATAATGTAAGATTGATTGAATTACTAGATTCAGGGATTTATTCTCTTGGGGATTGCCCAATTCTTTTACTTTTGAAAGCCTCATAATAGAAGATGCTCCACAGTCTGGACTTGAAAGTATAATGTCTGGCTTACAATCTGGGAGGGTTTCATCTTTATAATAGGGTATACCACCAAAGTTCAATTTCCACTGCTCTAAGCCTTTAGTATAAAATACTCCTCGAGTTTCTATATTAGCTATCAAATTCTTTCTAAAAGGGAACAAAAGGATGCCTGCACCAGCAGACACCCCTAATACTTTTAATTTTTTCATTTCTTGTAGCTTCTCAATTTAATGTACTTAATCCAAGCAAATGGCTTACGGTCTTCCAGATAGCTCAGATTCTTATCATTATTGTGGGCTTCTTCTTCGAAACTTACATCATGATACCTTTCATTCTGTTTATCCCATTTGGCAAAACACAGAATGAGAAGATATTCGATAATATACCAAAGGTAGAAGAGACCAAAACAGAGAACTACTACCCACCAGAAGGGTATATCGAATAATACCCAGAGTATGATACCAAGTATCAAACCGACTATACTACACTCAATCTGTTGTACCTGATGGATTCTCTCATGGTTGATATCATCCGGTTTACACTCCTCTACTCTATGCTTGAAAAAAGAGTTGTACAACATAGTTATTGCCTTGTAACTGGGGAAAAGGAATACCTTTGCTACCCAGCTGTTAAAATGACATCTTTTCATAACTTATCTTTGAAATTTTCGTAAGCATTTCTTAACTTTTGGTCATAGGCATTCTGGGCATACCCGGGACCATTGTATTTTCTGGCAAAGCCAGCCCAGTCCTTTTCTTTGAGATTACTCAAACAACCAGAGTTTTTCATGAAATAATACATGAGTTCTAGTTGATTTGCATGAGATTCTGACATCTTATGAACGAATTCGAAGACATCTTTACATTCACAGAGGTTGTGATTGAACCCACAAATCTGGAACATACCCCAACTTGCAGACTTCAATGCACATTCTTCGTCAATTTCTTTGGCTAATTCGAGTCTCTTATACTCGTGTACACCTCCCAAATACTTCGATTTATCCCATTTAGGGAAGAAAATCGTAGAATATCTCTTACAAAGGTAAGCTAAATCTCTGTCAGGGAATTTCTTATGTACTTCTTTGTACATAATGTGACCCTCAAAGAGGATTTGAGGCCTACCATCAGCTAAAAACCCATCTCTACCTGCTGCTTCTACCAATTGAACAGCTTTCAATAGAGCAGGTTCTAGACCTAAGCGAATAGCAAGGTCTTTAATCATTTCATTTGTTAGTTTATCCATAACTTATCAGTTTTAATGGTTCAATTTTAGTAACGAAAGTATTGCTTATAACCCATTTTCAATATGTTTAGAGGTTCTATTATCATATATAACTTATAAAATAATGCAATATGGACAAGAAAAATGAGTGCCAGATATGTGGCAAACCAATTAATTTAGAGGAATTCGATGAAACTAGAGAGATTCCCCAACTTATGGCAAGAAAACAAGTTTGTTTTCAATGTGCTTTTTGGTTTAATCGATTAGCTTATGATAAAGAGCTTGAGAAAGAGGGTAAAATTGCGGTAATTACTCCCGATTATTCTCATTGGATAACTAGAGTACCGGGAAGTATTTTAATGGTGCCCTCGGCTTTTGGTGGTATTTACCAAACTAAACTCCAACCAGTAAACACTCTGGGAGTTATTGATGAAGACCGAGAGAAGCTTTTCATTATCCGTTATAATAACATCACTCACCAAGGCACTATACCAGAACATCTAAGAAAGCTTTTTAAAGTAAACGGAGTAATTCTATCTCCACAGGAATACAAAATGCTAGAAGATTATCGGGGCAATGCCTATGAATTTATTAAAAATATGATTGATAATGCAAATAAATAAGAAATAATTTCGTATATTTGCATAAAGAAAAATTCTTAATAAATAAAGATATGAAAAAAGAAAAGAAAGAAATCAAAAAGCTCAAAGAGGGGGATGAGGTTATCTTCACATTATCTGGAAGACCCATCATTGAGAAAGTTACAGTGGAATCTATTGATAAAAAAGGTGGATTCGCAATGCTCAGTAACCGAGTAAAAGTTGCAAGAACCTTGGGTCCTGATGATACATATCCAAGATTGGATGGGCAAAAGGGAGAAGTTCGTCCGCTTACCGAAGAAAATGAAAGAGTATTCCTTGCATATAAGGCTTATTTCTCGATTAAGAGAAACATAGAGTTCCTTGACAAGGAAATGAGAAGTATGAAAGATTCGAAAGCTTTCGATATGATGATTGAATTTGATAAGAAGCTTACCAAGATTATTAACAAATACTTCAAAGAACAATGACTACTGTATTAGCAATAATTTATTTGGTATGCTTACCGTTCACTGTATTTTTTGTAAGGGCTTGCTTGGATTATTTACCCTATACTCACAAAATACACTCTCTCGTTTTATTCATCTCTGTATGGATAGTATTACCTCTATTTCCGATTTATCTATTAATCAGATACATAAAATACAAATTACTATGAGATACTTTTTTGACAGAGATGGTAATTATGCTGGGTCATCAATGCAAGGGTGGGAGATTCTTCTCCTACTCTTGTTCCCAGTTGCTCTAATAATCTTCCTCGTATTCTTACCTTTCTATGTATTTCATAAATACAGTTCTAGAGAAGAGGATAAAAAATACGAGGAAGAACATCCAGAAATACTAAAAGTAGATTCTTATATTACCTGCTGGTATCCATGGCATAGATATTCTGTTGCATATACACTGGCTCTTATATTCTGGGTAATTGCTTTTATAATTGGGATATTATCTTAATACCTGTATTAAGTTGGATCTACCCAATAAAAATTCAAATCTAATGGATATTTTTTAGTGGGGTTAAACCTACTGAAGAGTATAAGAGTACCACTGCCAGCAGAGGGAGTTGAAACTTTTGTAAGAGTATAGGAACCCAATCCAGTTGTTTTTGTTGTAAAGTATGAATTACTTGGTAAATTGTAGTTAGGATTAAAAGCATTACCATTCTTATCGAAGCAGGACCAAGACAACAACCTTTCGAAATTTCCCGGGTACAGGTTAGCAATATAGATATTAATAGCATATCTATCTTGATTTACTATCCAATTCTTATTGAGGTTACCACCATCAGCCATAGATCCCCCTTCGCCACTAATAGTGGTAGTAACCTTAAAAAAAGCACTCATGTCTACTCCACTGATGGTTATAGGATTAAAATGTATTTCCCAATATTCTTTTTCTTCGGGAGTAGTAAGGTGTAGATTTATTTTATTACCAGATTCATTTTGTGTAAGTATACAAAGCCCAGAAGTACCGTCATTTCGTGCAGTAATCTGAATAACATTGATACTCTTGTCTTCCTCCAGAACATAGTCCGGGGTATTGATGCTAGCAGAATAACCAACTTCAATAACCCCGGACAATTTGCCATTTACATACTTACGCTTTTGAGATTGTATTGTCCATCTCTCAGAGTTTCCCTGTCTTATTTCTGCATATACATCTTGGGTAGATCTCTCCCCCCCCTAATTTAAGAACTTTATTTTCCATAATGTATAATGTTTTTAGATTGATACTGTTCCTCCTGCACTTGGTACTATAAATGACCCCTCTAATATCCAGGTAGGACCCGATTTAGTATATACAGCTACTATATCTCCAGTAGTACATTCTATTTGAGAACCAGGTTCTGAGTCATTGGCATAGAATGGAATCTTCATAGTAGTACTAGTTGCTGAGAAACTCTGTATATACATCTGATCTGAAGATGGTGTATTCTGTGGCCTAGCTCCCCTGCCAAAGAGATAGTAGCCTGTACCTAGGGGCAATCCAGAGAGAGTGAAAGTGGAATCCACTTGAGTGGATTCCTGAGTTACTGGTATACTAAGGTTAGCATCCCCACAGGTTAAGAAGAGATGCCCTGAACGGTTAGCTCCAGTGTTATTATCCGATAAAGCAGTCAGGGATAACATGTAATGATTCTCAAGAGTACCCACTGGGGCAACGGATACTGCGCACCAATCGGGAGCATTACCCACATGGGGAGTTTCTGGCTTTTTAGACCCATCACTACCATTTAAATAGGCCATCACAAGGATTTGAGCAGTATTACCTTTACTACCACCTAAAGGCAATGAGTTTGAAACCATTTTTATGTATCCACTATAGGTTACACCGGATCCCTGAGTTACTGTGAGATTGATTTTGTTATTAGACTCAATTTGGGTAAATATCAGAGTAGTAGACCTTGCTTCACTACCAGTATTTTCTGAATAGTTAATTTTTACATCTAAGTAACCATCTCCAACGGTAACTCCTCCCCAAGTAGCCCAACTTACGGAGGCTGAGCCCAAAGTACAAGAGGGTGTAGAGGTTGAAACTACTTTGCCATTTACCAGTTTCCTTTTGAGGGAAGTGATACGGTAGGTTACAGTACCACCTTTTGAAGATACAGTATCTGTACCTGTATCAGTAATTGCACGTGCTAGTTTGAATAATGTTTTTTCTTCCATATTTTATAAAGTTTTTGGTTTATAGAAAGAACTTTGATATTGTAATCTACCAGAGGGATAAGGTGGATGAGAGCCAGGGATATTAGGTCTCTGGCTTCTTTGTGTGTGGTGTGGGATATCTGGGTATGCCTCTAATACGAGGTGTCAAAAAGTTGTGGTACTAAAATGAGTATTTGCCTTCAAGGTACCCCTTATAGCGAAAGCCTAAAATTTCCTGGTACTAAATGGGGCGTACGGTTCCGTTAAATTTAACATTTGAAAATAAAAAGTAAGGGACAAACATTTTTATTTATCCCTTTGCTTTCTTTCAATCTTTAAATGTTTCGTTATTATCTTTCAAAATTTCTTTTAAGTCTCTATAACATTGAATTGCTAAATAAATTACACCAACAAATAAAAATATATTTAATAACATAGAATTTAATTTTTAAGTGAGTAGGGAAATATTTCCCTACTCTGATTTGTTTTTACTTCAAAGAGTTTTTCACTATTTCAAGCCCCTTTATTAGAATTGCTTTCTTTTCTTCTTTTGTATTTTCTGATGCAATAGAATTAAATGAAAAATCATTCAGCGTATAGACTTGTTTATAAAAGTCTATAAATCCCTCAATTAGTTTTTTATCTGCATTGTTTGCAATCGTGGAAAGAAAATTGAAAGTTACATTTCTGAACTTTTTGCGTAACGATTTGATTTGCTTTTCGTTTGCACCCTCAAAAAGTTCTTTTTTGTAAATTTCTGTTTTTGTCCCTAAAGATGTTTTGAAAAGTCCCGCGTTTTTTTCTTTTACGCTTTTCAATACATCTAAAGCAATTAAACTATTTGCTTTTGCGTTTGCACTTGCTTTTTCTACATTCACGTTATTAATTTGCTTTTTCATAATTAAATTGCTTGAAAGTTTTATTATTAATTATTTTTATTACCTTTTCAAATAGACTTTCAAGACTTTTTAAACTATTCTAATAAGGTAGTATTTATTTCGTTTCTGTATTGCAAATATAAGAACTATTTTTTAATCTACAAAATTTTTAGAGAATTATTTTCTTAAAAAGTTTTAAATAAAATCTTTCAAATATCTTTTTGTTTTTCTCACATTGCAAAGATACAAACTTTATTTTAATCTACAAACATTTTCAAGAAAATTTTTTGAGAAAATGAATATTTTTATTTTCAAAATTATTTTCGTGAAAAATTCATAAAATGAAAAATATTGTGCACCCTAAAAAGGACTTAATATTTGCACTTAATTTTGGAGGTTCACAAGGGAAATCTTCGCACGCCTTGTAGTGGGCATATATGATATGTATATGGATAATCCTATATGGCTTATGCCTGTCCTCTTGAGAGTGTATTATATACCTGTATATTGAAGGCCATTAATGGACTAAGGTGATAAAGAATTAAGGCCGATTAGCTATATCCATATTATTGCCCTCTATAAAACCCCTTGGTCCTATTTCAATAAGGCCATATATAGACTATGGTAAGCCTATGGGAAATGGGTTTCATAGATTAGCCTATAAGGGCTTACTAAGTTAGCGTAAGTAAAAACCCAGGTACCTAAGTTAGGCCTGGGTAATATTCTTATTCTTGGCAACCTATGGTACTGTCTGAGTCTAGGATTATTATATGGTCTGATTGGTATATAATATCCGATGAAACCCATTTTAGCTTATTGGGTTGGTAGGTTATTATACCAGTATAGGCATCATATAAGAAATGATGTAAGCCCTGGGATAAATCTAAGTTATTGATTTCCTGTTGTTCCTCTAGAGTCCAAGTGTCTAGAGATGGATCCCTGAGGATTTGAATTAGGTATTCGAAATTAGTTTCCATTGTAATAAGTATTATAAGATTAGTATTCGCAATATTCTCGTTCAAGGTAAATATTGAGATCCTTGAAAAGTTTGATACCTGGTATAGGACCATCGTTTTTGTCCCAAATCTCGAATTCGATAAATGGAGTCTCATAGCCTTCTATATCTGAAATAGAGAGAAGATAGTTCTGGCTTGGGTCAAATTCTTCAAGGAAAACCTCGATAGTAGCCTTAATCCTAATAGGGTGAGTATTAGTAATGCCTTGTACGATTTGTGTTAATCGGTTTGATAATTCTTCTGTGTTCATAGGTAAGTGAGTTTTAAGTGATTATTATTTTTATTTCTCACTGCAAATATAAATATAATATATTATATATGCAATAACCCTAATTACCTTCGTAGGTTATTAAGGGCCTTGAATTATATTTACCTAAATCCTCGGAGCCATGAATGGAGATTGCCATTTACCTTCCCTACCTTATTGCTTATATATTATATAATACCCAATGGCTCTCGGTAATCTAGGTACCCCTAAATCACAAAATTGTCCTAGAATACAAAAGTTAATGCTAATATAAATACTAAGCAAATAAATTACATACTTACTAGGAATATTACCTAAATATGCCCCATGAAGGCCTTAAATCCTATAAACCTTTTAGCCCTAAAACCTAATACCCTATTTACCTAATCCCCAACCCAATACTTATTATATAATACCTAATATAATAACTTGGTGAAGGTAATCAGGGTAAATTGTGATGGCCATTAATCGACGATGTACTAAAGCTATACTACCTACATACATAGAAGCTACATAACATACCTGTATTATATAATCCCCTACCTTCGAATTACCTTGAATGCAATCTATAATATAATACATATAAAGGGTACTCAAGGCAATCGGATTTAGGGGCCATTAATGGTCGGATTTATTTGCCTTTTTAGGCCTTTTTGAGTTTGCCTTTAAAGTGTGTAGTAGAGCTATATGGTATAGTGGCTATATAGTGAGTTGAGTGGCTTTGTATAGTGGATGGGTTATCACTTACCTTGTTTGCCTAAATCCCCAAAACCCCCGGCGAGGTACCTTGATATATGTATTAGGTATTATTATATTAATAGATGGTATATTAGTTATAGAGGGGATAGGTAGATATTATATTATGTACCTTAGTTAGCGTTAGTATGATTTTGTTTTATTTTTGTGTTGGGTGGTGTGGGAGGTACCCGGTATTTATTCCAGGTACCTTGATATGTGGGGTAATGTTATCAGGGCTATGGTGTATATTATTAGGGTTAGTAGCTGTGAGATGATATATCTTATTTTGTTTGTTGGGTGGGTATGCTTGTGGGCTTGGTAGATATCCTCATTTCGTATTAGGATGAGGATGGTTATTACGGAGAGGATTATTCGGATTATGTGATAGAGGATATTCATGGTAGTGATATTATATCGATTATGGTTATATCTGTTAGGTTTACTTTAAGGATCTCTCTTAGCTTTAGCCTTATATAGGTACTATGTTTATCCCAGGGGTTTATTTCTTGTCTGGGGTAGCGGAGGTAGGTATTAAGTTCCTCAGTTCTGTACACTACGTTCATTTCTTCGCAGAAGCCTTCGGTAGTCCCAGGTAGTGGTCCCGGGACTTCGAATGATACTAAGAATCTACCTGATATTAGCATAGTTTATAGTTCGTTGGTTAATAATCTTATATCAGTTAAGTGATTCATGTATTCCTCTTCTGAGGATATGTCAAGGCATTTGCATGCTATGTAGTGACCGTACATGGATATACCTGATTCATAGCCTTGGTCCTCGTTTAGGAAGTTAGCTAAGGATATCTTGTCTACTGAGCATACCATCTTCAGATGTCCTGGTAAGGTTTCTGAATCTTCATAAAATACAAAGTCATAAGTATCTGTATTATCGGTCATCGTAGCAAATATGTCTATGAGCCAGTTAAAGTCTTCTAGAGGTACATTGGCTAGCCATTCCCATCCGATTGGATAATCGTTTACTGTTATGATTGGTTCCATATTAGATTTGTTTTATAGCAGTGGCTGTACTAATAAGTTTTATCTCTTGGGATTCGAGATGAACATAATCGAAGTATTCTTGGATTTGTTCAATAGTTTCGAACTTTACACCTGGAGCATATACCTGATTTACGTCATCTATGATTTCCTTTTTAGCCTTCTCTATGTCTTCAAAGAATGAATGATAGCATATACTTATCTCAGGTACAGACAAATCTGTAGTATCCTCAATGATTACTAGAGTTGTTATTGTTAGTTTCATGATGTTAATTGAGTTGAGGGTTAAACATTTGTTTTGGTTGGCCTAATAGGCAGCAATGAGGATAACCTGCTTCATCGAGGATTCCCAGTATAAGATATCGATTGGTATCTCTGGGAATTTCGAAATAGAAAGCTGGTTTCATGTCGCCATCTATGAATGTAAAAACTATCTGAGTGTTTTCTAGTAACCCATTTAGTTGTACATGAGAAAGGTAGTTATAAATAGCTTCCCTTTGATTTCTTGGGTTTTTATCCCATAAGATGAGCATATCGTCATACCAATTTGGATTATCGCATAGCTTTTTAAGTTGTTGTTGAATATACGGTGTCATGATTTGAAGTAATAATATAAGTCCTCGATTAGTTTATCCTGTTCTTCCCATATAGTATCTGATACTACGTATTCTGATACGAAATAGTTATAGAAAGGTCCAAATAGCATGTTTAATACTATGTCCTTGAGTTCGATATTGAGTTGTTCCTCTTCTTCGGTAGAACTGGGTTTGATTGCCTGAAGTTCTGCCTTATAGGATGCCATTACGGCATCCTTTAGGGTTTGAATATATTCTGGGTTAGTTTCCTTGAGAATACTTAATTGTGATTTGAGTTCTTTACTTATCATGGGGCTTAGCGATTATGGATATGAATCCTTGTGGATATTGAGTATAAAATAATTGGTAGTTCCCTGTGGGCAAGAAGACTTGCATTATGTTTGCAAGTAATGGGTAGATTTTCCATTGGTTTTCCTCTAGAAACTTGTCCCAGGCTTCTGATTCTTCGGGATAATTTCCAGAAAGTTGAATGTGATATTCCTTTTGTTCTGGGATAAATAAATTGGTTACTACCTGGATTTCGTCTGATTCCTTTTTGTATTGGGTGATAGGGTACCAGATACCTTCAGTTTTCCATTTGTTAAGTTGGAACAGAGTCATGCCCTGTTCCAGTACGTTGAGTAATTTATATAGGTTTACCATAGTGATTATTTGTTTAATTGGTTAAGCAATTCTGATACCGCAAGTTGTTGAAAGATTTCTGTTTCTCTATGATCTGATTCCCATTTTTCGATAGCATTATAAATGTTGGTGTATTGGGATATCATGTCATCGTCTTGTTCCTCATCTTGGATAAATTCCCGGAGATGTTTTTTGAGTCCAGTTATAATGTAATCCTGATGTTCTGGGGATAATTGGGGAACTCCGAATAGGATAGCCTCTACCTGTGAAGGAGAATAATCATAGTATTGGTCGTCGGCACCTTTTGTTAAATCCATGTGGGAGATGATGTTTTCCTTTAGATTTTCGAAAAGAGCTTCCTCTGAAGTATAAGTGATGATATACCCAGAGATATAGGCAGCAAGAGGATCATTGTCTAAGTCGATTGAATAGATTGAATTAGAGTTATCCTCGTTAATGTGAATACCATCGGTGTAATCATAAGTGTAAAAAGGATGAGAAGCAAGCAGTTCTCGGATGGCATCTAAATTTTTTAATTCTTTCATAACGTCTATATTAAAAATGTTAGTAATTTGATTTCTTTATGCAAATATACAAAATTATTTCTAAACTTGTTTCTATAATTACTTTTATTTTTATAAATAAAGAGGTTCTGGGAGGTACTTAAAACACCTCCCAGAGGGTTTTGTTAATATTGCCCTGTCATAGTAATGATAATGAAAAGGGATTCATCATTGAAATGTACCTGGATAGTATCTCCATATGAGTTTGACATGTAATGAGAATTAGGGTTAAGTTCTTTTAATGGGTGATGTTCATCCCAATGAGAATTAATGAATTCTATCACGTATTGTTCAAAAGCATCGGATTCTCTGCAGTAGGTTTCTGCCTTTTCGTCATCGTCTATAGGATAATCCCGGAATTGGAGGTTGAGAGTTCCCATGTATGATTCATCCGGATTTGATATTTCGTTAACTGATTGAGCAGTGTAACCAAAAGCATCAAGAGTTCCATCAAAGTAACTCATAATGTGATTTGAGATTTCGTTAATAGTTGTCATAAGAAATAAGTTTTGTGACCCTGTTCGAGGTCGGTTAATAATTATATTTATTTTTCTCTTATGCAAATATAGAAATAATATTTTAAATATGCAATAATTAAGGGAGCCCAGATGTTGGTGTTTCTGAACTCCCTGGGGATATATTAACGGATTTAGGGATTAGTATAACTCATCGGCCAATAACGGTTCATTATTTGGCTTATTTAGTTTCTCCTTTGAACGTCTAGTAGCCCAATTCTCGTAGGGTTTGTAACTGAAGGTACGTGTTGTTTCATCGTATGCAGCATATACCATTTGTTTACGGGATATTCTCCTTCCGTAAGTTTTCTTAAGATTAGCAAACCAATCTAGATACTCCTGTAAAGAGTTAAAGATTTCTTTGTTCCCGTCTAAATCATTTTTAGGACGGGTTTTCCATGTTGCTTCTATATAGCATTGGTGTAAAGTGATTGAAATAAAGTATCGGCACCAGCTACCACCAAAGATAGTGCCCGTGGAGAATTCTATCTCCCGAGCAACTAATGGACTAACGTTATACTTTGTCATGCGATTGAGAAATTAAGTTGGAAAATCCAGTTGTTTCTATCGAGTTGATTGAATGATATGAACCTCCCATCGTTATCGGTAAATTCATTCATGAATTGAACTGCAGCAGATGCTAATTGCCCCTTATAGGGATTAGTATCGGCAGTTATGATTGATTCGAAAATGAAAGAATAATAGGTAGTATCATAGATTTGTACCTGATTAATATCCAAGCAATTGAGTTTGTAATCATCCTCTAGTTTGATTAAGAGTCCCATTAGGAAATTAAGAAGACTACCCTGTTCATCAGAGTCAAGTTCAAATGTAGATTTCTTTTCTAAGAAATTGCGAACTACCTTAGTTAGTTCGTCTGCTTGATTGTAAGTTACTGAGTTCGTTTTCATATTTTTGTCTATTTTAAAATTGATATGCAAATATAAGCATTTTTATTTTTATAGAAAAATATATCTAATTTATTTTTAGGGAGGCTGAGGATGTGTACACGCTATGAAAGGCAGTGGATTAGACTGCCTTTCAATTATTAAGGTAATTGGGGAGTTAGCAAATATAGAGCCTCTCTTATAATTGAACTCTCCATAGGTTCTAAAGAGGGTTCCTTGTTCATTAGTCCACCTTTCTTCTTTTCGTTTTCAAATACTTCATGTATGGCTTGCTTTATTTTAGTAGCTAATACCTCTGATAACTCCTGAGATTTAAGAGAGATAAGTAACCCTTTTCGTATTTTCTCAACATCTTGGTTATTCTCAGTAATGGGTTTTGCTTCTACTAATTCTTGTATACCCGAGGAATATTCATCTAACCGTTCATATCCCAAATGTTGTAGGTCATTAATGAAGATACTGAATTCATCGTAAGTAAGTCTAGTATCAAAACCTACTCCATGATATAGTTGTACTAAAGGAGTAAGGATTCTTCTTAGTGTATTGAAATCCTTTAGATGGTCTAATTCTATCTCTGACCTAATTGGTACTTTATATACCTTTTCACCCTTCAGTACCACTAGCAGAACCATTAGTCTTGGTGGTAGTCTTTTCTCGTTCATAAGCAAGTTTTTGTATTATAAGTTGTACATAGGTATTCCTTTCCTTATAGATGAACATTACCGAGAGAAGTATCTCATGTTTCGGTAATATCATCTGTATGAAATTGCCTGGAGCAATCACTGTAGCTACTACTGGAGAATCTTCCTGAGAGAAATTCTCCAGTATCATTTCTGCCCTCTTAATTGGTTCTGGCTTTGTTGGGTCCAAAGTTAGGACTGGAGCAGTTATACATTCCTTGATGCCCTGTGTTAAGGCATTATATAACCATTCATCTTTTATATCCTCTACTTGGAGGTTTTTCATTGTAATCATATCCTAAACCTATTTAAAGTCCATACACCCAGGATATTAGAGAATACCCATAGTTCCCAGTTTTTATAAAAGTTATAGGGTTTACTGAACTGGGATGTTTGAAATATTATCTGGCCTGGTGTTCTAGATAACATTTCTGCATGGCAAGTTAATACTCCAGAGGATAATTGAACTTTAAAAGCTTTAATTACATCCTCATCATTTTTAGTCTCTACTGAGGTAAGTAATTTAATAAATTCTACCTCTACACCTTCCGACATTTTAACCTTTCGGAAAGCAAATTTCTCTTTATTCTCCATTTTGTTGATATTTAGATAAGAACTCTTGAGCTAGTTTATCTTGAGTTCTTTCGATTATATTCTTTACGATTGTTTTATTTTCTACTCTAGCCCACATATATAGCATGCCCAATTGAGCATCCATATAGCAATCTATAAGAGATGGGTCCTTTCTAAATACATCCCATTGTTTTACGAAATTCATTCGAACCAAATCCCTATAAACCTGGTCTGATATATCTTCTTGGTCTATATAAGCAGATACCCTTTTCTTGACTTCTAAAAGAATTTTCTCTAAGCTTTCTGGTAATCTGAAATTTTCTGGTAAGTTATGATATACCAAAGCATTAGGTATCAATTCCTCAAAGGTAAACTGATTATCGAATAGATTTTTAGGATATCTACCTGAAAATATCAAGGGTATCTTATACCTTAGCAATGATGGTACTATGTCGTATATAGCATAATGTCTTCTATATTCTCGGTACAAGTCAAAATATAGATTCTCATCGAATATACCAGATTTCCTCATTATTGCCTGTAAAGTATTATAAGCATCATTGATATGAGTATTACTCAATTTGAATACTAAGTTGCCATTTTTAATAGCAATGAGTTCACTACAGCATCTCTTTCGTCTAAATAAGTTCATGTGATTAAAATGTAAAGTCAATGTATATTTTCCTTGTTCCCTTGAGAAATTTTTTGTGATTTGAGTCATCATACTTATGGCAATCATAAGTCTTAGATGATTTATCATAATGGTCTCTTACCCATACTGGAGCAGTATCAGTTGGTTTTAATTTAAAGTATGTACCCTGATTAACCTTGTTAACCCGAGTCTCTTTGTAAGATGTCTTTGGTAGTTCCATATTTTTGTCTATTTTAAAATTGATATGCAAATATAATTCTTTCTTTTTAAATATGCAATATCCGGATATAACTATGGAAGCTTACTATTTCGGAGGAATTGAGATGCAAATGAGCCGTCCTCTTTCTCTTCTTCCTCAAAGTCTTCATATTGGTATAACTCTGGGTCTTCTTCGTCTGGGTCTATACGCATTTCGATTTCTCTACGTAGTTCATGATGTTCTTTAGAGAATGAAGACATAGCTCCCTTATAATCATCAGTAATTTGCATTAGCTCTGCTTTATTAAGGTTAAGACCCTCTTTACTGGTATCTACTCCTTCTTGTTTAGTAGCAACTACTTCGGGTAATGACTTAATGTCATACCTGTCTTCCAATAGTTTAGCCTCTTCTGGTTTATCCAATACCCTTTGTGATTCAAATACGATTTGACGGGCCTCTTCAACAGAAATTGCATTTTGCTGTGTTACGTTGTTCTGTTGATTGAATTGAGCAAATATATTCGTAGTACTTCCTCCAGTGAGATTACGTACGATAGACTGCAATGATGTAGAGGATTCAAGTTTTAACTTAAGGGCCTTTCCCAGCTCGGCAGATATAAACGGTACATATTTCCCTCCCTGAGATTCTCTTAGGATATTAACCTGATGGGCTATTTCCATACGGTCTTCCAAAGCCCATGCTAGTTGTTCTCCCATTAATGCTTGTAGTAAATCTTCTGCCTTTTCTTTATCCCATATTCTAGAGCTTAATAGCCTATCTCTCATAAATACACGTATGTAATTGATATCTATACCCATACGATATGAGAATGTATTTATGTCGTATGTGATACCACATAATACACCATTTCCCATTAGCCATTGATTGATGATATAATTATGTATCTTTATCAGAAGTTCATCATTTGGGTTCTTCTGATATTCTAATGCCATTGCAGTAGTCCCCATAGGTCTTGGGAATCTTACCATTTTATTTTCCTTTTCTGACATACAAATGAGATTTTCTAATATCGGAACTTTCATCATAACCTACATACTCTAAATCGTACCTTACATACAAATTCAAAGATAGGTTATAGAAATATCCCTTATATTTTTTCTTACTTACTGATAAATTAAAAGGTTCACCAGAGATTAGGTCCCTGGTGAATACTAAATTACCTTTCCCAGTGATTGGGATATTAAGGCAAAGCTTATAATCCCCTACCTTAAATTTATTCCCATGCAGGTCTGTGATTTCCCTTGCCATAGTTTGCCTTTTTATGGTTCGTAGGTTTTTTGTCTTGTTTACTACGGTTATGGGTTATCCCCTTTTGCTCTTCGATTAATTTCTGAACCTTTGGGAATAACCTTTGCCTTAAAGGAACTACCTGAGTAGCGAAAAAGGCATTCCATAATTTCTGGGTTAATGGTTCTCCTATTTTAAGTTCTGAGATTGCCCAGAATTTAGTTTCGAAATTCTTAACTATTTCCCTAAATCGGTAGTAGTATATATTGCCAGTCTTTTTATCTATCCCAATTGTGGTAGTTTGGCAATAATCTAGAAATTCTTTACCTAATTCGGATATAAACTCTTCCCTTTTAAAGTCATAATTCTCTTGGTCGAGTTTAAATAATTTTACGTAATCGATTGCTTCCATATAGATTTAGTTTGTGATTATTAAACGAGGTATACTTTCATCTGTAATCTGAAATAAGTACCCTCTTACATCATCCTCATAATAAGAGGACCAATATGTTCTTCTAACTCTGAAATTATCAAGGATTGCCCCTTTGGGTACTCCAGTAATAAATAAGCAATGCTTAGGCATCATTGGAGTAATCTCAAATTTCCCATCCTTGAAATTACCATAGGTACCGTAGTCGGGCATATTACCCGTAAATCCAGTATTCTGTAATATGTCTTGAACCAGAATAGTTTGGGGTATTTCCTTTTGGTTACATTCTATGGTTAACTTCGATTTGCCTATATATAGGTCTTTAACTATTTCTCTAAACATTTGTATACGATTATATGGGTAATACCATTTTTCTTGAAGTAAAGGTTATTCTGTGAACATTCCTCTAACTTCTTTAATTCTCTTCGAGATTCAGTACAAATTCTATCAGATTTCCTTAATATATCTGATACATTATCCCAGATGGGTGCCATTGGTTCTACTGGCCCTGCATAGATAACCTTATGTTTAGTTTCTATTTGGAGATATTTAGATTTATACTGATATTTGCCTTTGCAATAAAGTACGTTATACTTTTCGGGTTCGTTTCTTTTTTCGTTTTCCATTTTTGTTAGGATTAATGTAATCGGATATTTCATCAAGTTGCCCTAAAAGCAATGCCTGAATGAAAAGGTTTATAGGCCTGAAAAAGAAATTCCTTACGTTATTGGTATTTATATACCAATCGTAAACGATAAAGAACTTCTTAATCTTGGAGTGCTTAAGTGAATGTTGGATTAGATAGGACTTACAACATCGTTTATGTAATTCTACCAATTCTTTGTCCTGCTTAAGCATCTCTTTATCAGAGAAGATAGTGTAATCCATTTTGTATGAATTGAGATGCCCAGGTAATTATCCCGGGCACCTGGTTAATAAAGGTTTATGCAACTTGTTCTGGTTTGAGGACCTTCTTTTTAAAGTCCTCATAGGATTTAGCCGCAGCCTTAAACTCCTTAGAGTTTGTATCTTTGATACGAGCCATTGCAAGTTCCAATCTATGGAGTTCGTTTCGAGTTTGTTGTCTCCATTTCTTACGAGCAAGTGTATCAACTACATCGGCAGGGTATACGTATTTAACTTCCCGATTAGAAATTACCTGTTCGATGATGGATGGTTTTTGTTGTTCCTTAACTTCCTTGACAACCTGTTCCTTTTTGGAAGTTTTGGTTTTAGGAGAGAGTTCTACCAATTTGGCATTGGCAAAATTAGTGGCAGCTTCTTGAGCATCTTGTACCAATTCCTTTTTAGTCTTTTTGGCCTTAGGAGCAGAAGCCTTAGCAGTCTTAGAATTTTTAATTCCTTCAAGTTGTTCGGCAACCTTAGTTGCAACCAGGTTAGTAACCTTTGATTCATTCTTTTTCATAACGTCTATATTTAAAATGTTAGTAAAATGATTAATTTCTTTTTCTGATACAAATATAAGGACTTTATTTTAAATAGAAAAATTTTATTCAAATTATTTTCTATTTGCTCGGGTTAATCGGCTAGGAAGTCAAAGACCTCTGGAGGATAGTTAATTTCGTCCTCCGGGTCATTTATGTAATCTTCGTAATCCTCGTTATATTTATCGTAAATGTTATCTTGTGATGTATTTGGTACCCTTGTACATCTTTCAGGATATTTCTTTACGAAGTCATAGGCTTCTTGAGTAGTCATTACCTTGTCTGAGGTAAATTCGTAGGTTACATAAGAATAAGTTTCACCCAATCTAGAAACTTCATATTGCTGGTATCCAGATTTCTCAATCTTATAGATTTGATTTTCTGGAATCGTTTCTATTTCTACCCTATATTTATACCATTGCTTCTTCTCTTCTTTTGGTTTAATACCCATGCTATCTTGAAGAGAGATTAACTTGGTTATGGGACTTTCAAAATGAGAAGGAGCAGTGCTCACTTCTACTGGATGAGTTCTATTCTCACCAATAAAGTAAATCACTGCCCCCAAGGTTACCAGGCCCAATATGAATTTAGTTTCTGAGTTCATAACCTGTAGTTTCGAATTTATTTTTAATGTTCTTTGCAAGGTATTTACCTTTTGATTCTGCTTGATGTAAACCGTTGCAGATTTCATAAGGTACATCATCATAGCGATAAACTCGATTACCTTTAAAAGCAACCCAAAGTTGTTTTTTCTTTGAGTCATAACCAAAGCCCTCAATATTAGAGGATTCGCAAGGAATCATTTCGACTCCGGTGTTCATTTCTACTGATTCTAAGTATTCGTTCTTTTCCATGTCTATATTAAAATTTTAAAAGTGTTAGTTCTGGGTGGAATTTTAGATTTGCCCTCTGGAATATTGCCCAAGTACCAAGTACTCCCTGAGAATTAGTATGTACCCATTCATCTTCCATTCTGAATAATATATGTGAGCATACCATCATTTGGTATTCGCTTAACATATTTATCAGTTGAGGAGTATTCTCCATTTCTACGTATAATTCAATGTGCTCATCTAGTGCTCGAATTATTTCGTCATCCTCAATCTGAAGGAGTTTTTTGATTAAGTCTTGGGCAATGTCATTCCCATTTTTAACATCCTCTTTGATTGAGTTGAGTGATTCAATCTGAATACTAGCAATGAGCTTTACGATGTCTTTTGTTTCCTTGTCCATAATTAAATTTTCTTTATGCAAATATACTAAAATTATTTTATATAAAATACTCTTTTAATAAATACGGAGGTAAGTGTTAGCGGTTCTTGATTTCCTCTATCTTTTCCTTGATTGAGTCGGGGAAGATAGCATCATCTACCCATCGCATAAAGAATTTAGAAGGCTTCTTTTCTGGGTTGAGAAGTAATTGTCTTTGCTCTGTAGAGAACTTAATACGTTCATCTTCCCTCATATACTTGGGAAGTTTAGTGAATTCTGCCTGAGAGAAAGAGATTACGTTCTTACCAACTTGGGCCCTTAATGGTTTCTTCCTTTCCTTATAGAGATATGGGATAATCTTTTTCGAGGGTCCCCCAAGAATGCTAAAACCAAAGATTACCATTGGGTCAAATTTATCTGCTTTTGGGTCCTTAGCCCGTTTGATACATCTTGCCATCCAAGAAAATGAATTGGGATATTGCTTGTTGTCTGTTGCTTCTCCCACATCTTTTTTATTAAACTCAAATCCAGGAAAGTGAAATAGAAAATCTTCAGTAAGGATAAATACAAATCCCAATCCCCTAAGATATTTGATAATATCTTGTTGGCTTTTACCCTCTTCAATCATTTTCTCTACATCTGCAAGAATGTCCTCCCTTGGTGATTCCAATTCCTTAGTTGTAGACCCTGCAGGTCTTCCTCTGCCAACATTAGGTGCCTTAGCAGGCAATGTACCAGATAACCTATCTAAGTATTCTTTGAAGTTATCAATATCTTGTTTATTAGTAAGAGTTACTTCTACTCTTATGGGACCGTTATGCTGTACCTTTGGACCTGAATTCATCTCGGTATAGGCATCTACCAACCTATCAGATAAGGGAGTACCATTCTCTGATAGTGTAGTGATTCTAAGTTTTGGTTTATATACTTCTTGTTCCATTTTCGACTTAATTAGAAAATAAAAGGCCTGAACAATTTTTATATTGCCAGGCCTTCTACCATTATTAACGAATACTCAAAAATATGATAAGTAAAAGTAAAAAGTGCTCTTATTAATCTTCTTCTTTAGCGGCCTTCTTTTTCTTCTTTTCTTTGGCCTTCTTATCTTTCTTATCGGAAGCCGGTTTTTCTTTTACCTTTTCTTCCTTCTTTTTCTTAGTTTCCTTTTCCTCCTTGGGAGCCTTACCTGAAGCAAGTTTTCTTTGCTCCATACGATATTTTTTCTTCTCAGCCGAAGTCATTTCTCTGCCATCGATGAGAGGATAATCGTATTTGGTAGCTGTTCTACCGCCATTTCCTTTCTTTTCCTTTTTCTCTTTGGCAGCCTTCTTCTCAGCTTTTTCCTTCTTCTCTTTTTCCTGGAGTTTTACCAATTTCTTGTTGTTCTCTTGGTCAGCTTCAGGATAGGCAGCAGCAACTTTGTCTCTTTCCTTATTGAGCTTGTTTACAAGTTCGGTAACCTTTTTACCATGTTTCTTGTCTTTGGTCCAATCCTTAGTAGGGTCCAACTTGTTCTCTTTAAGGTAAGCATCCAAAGCTTTCTTAGCCTTTGTGAGTTCCGGAGTCTTGGATTCCGATTTACTCTTCTTTTCGTCTTTCTTAGCCATTTTCATTTATATTAGGTGAATAATTGAATTTCCTATTTACATAATACCATAGTTATACCTTCCTAATTTGGGTTGGGATTTCTTTAATTTCTAGGATTTCTAAACTGCATTGTTTTAAAACTGCCTCGAGTTGAAGTATATCTTCTACCTCTTTCTGAGATAAGTCCGTAAAAGTTTGTTCAAAAGTTTCTTTCTGTTCCCCCCTTATAAAATTAAATTGGGCAACAATATAAGTCCCATGAAGTTTTTTATTCAGGGCTCCTTTAAGAGATATGAGTTTTCTTTTCAGATAATTACTCTTCAACCTATGGGATTGGTATTCGCCTTTCTTACCCTTACTAAGAGCTACCTTTTTAAGGTACGAAACATAATCTAATTCTCTGAGAGTTTGATTAATGTTTCCCACTAATAATCTTAAGTCTTTTTCCATTTGGGTCTTTGCATTACTTGGTTAGATACTTCCTGAGTTTCTTCTGATAGCATTTCTCTTGCCTCATTTATTATATTGATGGCAAGTTCCCTTTCATCTGGTCCCAGGTTTAATTCTTTATCTTCTAGTACATCAGTATAAGTATTTATTAGATTATCCAATGCAAGTATTCGAATATTCTTTCGAATTGCTAATTTCTCTTCTTCCATGGGTATAAAAAATTAAAGCCCACTACCTTCGCAGGCAATGAGCTTTTGGCTGAACAACGTCCTAAGTGTAGATGTTATTCATATGAACTTAAACTCTAAATTTATATAGCAGACATATGGGATAGTAGTTAGTAAGTTAGAGTTTAGTCTTCTGATTCTTCCTCTTCTTCTTCCTTAGCCTTTTTGTTTTTCGGAGAACAAATAACGCCATGTCCTTTCTTAGACTTAACGGTAAGAGTTCCCGGAACGAATGAAACTGAAGTTGATACCGGTTTGCCATCCGTAACCAATACAGAAGTAACCACTACACCCTGATAGCCTTCCTTGTTCTTAACGGCATAACCAAAGTTCATTACCTTGGATTTGTCGTTAATGGCAATAACATCGATTTGCTTGCTGTTAGGGCGTTGTTCAGCCGGCCGATTCTTAAGTGCCTCTTGACGAGCCTTACGTTTAGCTTCTTTTTCGGGGTCTTTTTCCTTATCCCCTTTCTTCTTGGAGTCTGATTTCTTTGTTGCCATAATTTTTAATGTTTTATAAGTTAATGGTTATTATAAGTAAACTTCTACGTTTATTAATAGTTGATAGTAAAGGTAGGGAAATTTCCCTACCTTCTTCTTAAATACTGTTACCAGTTTTACTTTTTTCCTTTTTTGCCTTTACCTTTGGCTTCTTTCTTTGCCGGCAATTTGAGACCGAGTTCCTTGGCGATTGCCTTGCGAAGTTTTTCAATGTCATCTTCATCATAATCGTCTGGGTCAGTTTCAAGGTCTTTGTCGTCGCAGACATCCTCAAGTTCTTCGAAGTCCATTTCGGCAAGTTCTTCACCGGTCAGTTCTTCCTCTTCTTCTTCCTCTTCGGAATCATCATCATCATCATCATCATCATCATCATCATCATCATCATCATCATCATCCGATTCCTCTTCTTCTTCCTCTTCGGAATCATCATCATCATCATCATCCGATTCCTCTTCTTCTTCTTCCTCGTCATCGGATTCAGAACCGAAAAGGTCTTCGGCTTCTTCGGCAGAAAGCATGATAGGAGCAGGGATAATCTTTACTGAGCCGTCTTCGTACTTAATGATGATTGCACCATTGATTTCTGTTCTGGAAACTTCTTTCAGTTCCACTTCTTTTTTCTTCTTAGCCATTTTCGTAATGTTTAAGTTGGTTAATAATTTATTTATATCACTCTGTTATAAGTTTCTTTACCAGTATGGATTTCTGAGTATACCCAGATTTTAATAATTCCTCCTGAGCAATATTGAATTGTTTTATCTCATCTAGAGTTGTCTTTAATTCTAATTGAGATTCAATTGTTATTGCCTGAGAGGCAAGTTCCTTGTCACCTTGATAAGTGACTATCTTAAACTTCTTACCTGCAAATGGGTTTGCTGGTTGATGTGCTGTGATTTTAAAACCTTCGTTATTATTCATTGCTATATTTAATTTTAGTTATCCCAGGAATACCCACCTTCCCAAATACTTCGGTATAGGATTTGTATTTCCCTTTTATCATTGTTTTATAGTTATCGGATAATCGAATTGGGTAGACCCATATTTTATTTTCTATCATCCTATTTGTCATTATATAAGCATAAGACCTTCTAAGTTTAATACTCTCTAATGGAACAAACCCTTGAAATAATAAAGACTTCTTAATAAACCTTTCTTTAGGCAAATACCCTAAAAATTTAAGTGATGCCTCATCGAATATTTCAAGCATATCCCTTTGTGCTTTGATAAATAGTACCTTTTGTATTGGGATGTTCATCTTCTTTCTTAAATATAAAGCCAATGAACTTACCAATGGAGGATACTGCAAGAATAACAGATTGAATTTATTTTTCTCCTCTTGACTCAGCCTGTTGTAAATCCTGTAGGATAGCAAGATTGATTTGTAATCTCTTTTGCCTTGTATACTTGGGAGATATGCCTTGCCGTTGTCCATAGAGTTTGATTGAGTACCTTTCATTGAATTCCTTTTTTCCTTTAGACTTAAAGACTCGGTGCATTTGTACCATAAATCTTCTTCGTCGGTGTTTATCTATGTGATATTCATCGGGCATTATGAACTTCCTTGCTTTTACGAATTTACCCTTAAACCAGAATTTAGTACTACCCTTTTTAAGAAGTTTACCATTCATATCGGATAATTCTCTAATGCCTTGTTTTATAAGTTTCCTCCCAGATATTATATGGATATATTGAAGAACATCTACACCATAAAGATAAACTAAGGTAACCTTTACTTGGTGTCTAGTAAAATATGGTATACCGGTTAGATGTTTCCTATATAATTTCTTTTCAGTAACAATCTTATTGGTAGTATCTGGTCTCCAAGTCCATATATAATATCTATCTGGTCGTATGGGTCCGTTGTTACTTTCCTTTAGTTTTACCATTTATATTCCTCTTTGCCATTCTATACCAAAGATTGATAGATTTCTCATTTGCTTCGGGGAATTTCTTTTTCATTCTCCGAATAACTCTATCAAGTTCAAAACCTTTTGCAGTTAATTCGAATACATAAGATTTCTTTGTACCCTTGATAAGATTAAATTCATCCCTCTCTCTTGGTGGTTTCTTTTCTCGAGGTTTCTTTATCCCAGGAACTCGTTTGGTTCTTCTTTGCCCATTTTCCCCTTCTTCTCCGAGAAACCCAAGCCTTAATCTGGAATTTCTTAATGGGTCATCTTTCGAATACCCAATATTTTCTAATTGCTTATCCATCCAATCGTCATATTTATCAATTAACGATTTATCTGGCTTTTCTTCTGATACATTGATATAATGTAATAAGTCAAATACCCCAGCAGAACAAGCATCAGGGAAAGGCATCCCTAATATGATAGCCTTTCTCTTTAAATCCTTATAAGTCATGTTTCTCCCAGAAGCACCAAGGAAATTTGATTTCTCCTTAGATGGAGCTTTCATGTCTTTTCTACTCTTTTTTGCCATATCATTAATATTTTAAGTATTCATTTATTTTCTTTGCAAATATAAGAATAAATAATTTAATCTTATCTTATTTCTCTATTTATTTTTATAAAAATCCGAGGTTTTTGCTCGGTTCGCAGCAGTGGATTTAGGTTTTTTATGCTTTCTCTTGATATGTGTGTTATAAGCCATATCCAATTTCTTAATATTGAATTCTATGTTGTTCACTTGATTATAGTTTACTGCTCTTTCCACACAGCAACGGTACTCTGGCCAGAATTTTTGTCCAAGCTTAACAGATTCGGTTTTAATCATGAACTTAGATACCATAAAACCAAAGGTATCAGCATCATCTTTAGTTTTAAATACATACATGTAGAATCTACTAAATTCATCTACTACTTCATCCAAAGGTCTTACTGGTAATAATAGATAACCATCAGTATATAGGTCCTCAGATATTAAAGCTACCCAATACTTTTTCTTTCCTGGTTTTACTTTATACCTAAACCTTTCCTTGAGTTTAGTGTGCATCCAATCCGGTACTCTATTAAGAAGATACTTGATATATATCTTATCCTTCTTATTCGACCGCCTTTTAAATGCAGATGGCTGTTGTAGCATCCTTGGAAGTATTCTAAAGTTATTCCACCTATCAAATTCAAGAATTAATCTTAGAGTATCTATGTCCCATTCATCCTCAGACTCCTTTAACCTCTTCATGTTTCTCTCTATATTTTTAGAGTTTACCTTTGGGAGTAATTGAGCTGAGTCTCCTGTGAATAAGCTTGCTTCTTTTCTTTTTAATCGTTTCTCTAAACATCCCTCCATATAATCTTGGAAATTCCTCTCACAGGGGCAATCTGGTCGAAAAATAGAAGTGTGTTTCTCAAAAAAATCCGAGAATAGCCTAAAGAATTTCTCTGACCGTTCCCGGATTTCAAGATACTTGTAATGAGATAACTTTAAAATTTCACCAGCTTCCCATGAAGATTTACTTTCTGATAGTTGAAGGAATAATGATTGTTGTTCTTTATCAATTAAACAACTCCAGGCTTTTTGTTGAGCTTCGTTCATAATATTAAATTCTCCTATATCTCATTATACTATCAATTGCTTCATTGGTTATCTGATTAGGGTCATATTCCCCAGAATTAGCATAAAGCTTATCTGGGTCATGATTTAAATATACACTATAGATAACGTTGTCAAAGGGTAACCATACTTCCATTCTTCCCATTTCTGGGTATATAAGAACTTTTACTCTTTTACAAAGATGGTCAACCTCTAATACTGTAGCATCTACTCCCTCATAGGGATAACCCCGTAATACTAAGTAATCTCCAGGCTTTACATTGACTAAATCATCTACTGAAAACTTCTTATTCTCTCTAGCAATACGTTTAAATCGCCTTACTTCTTTTCTACTACAAGTAGCCACTAAAGAAAAATCATCAAATTCTTCGGCATTGTCAATCCTTACCTTTTTCTTTCTTGGGTGCATTGTCTCGGTATTACGTAACCAAGTTCTGATACCAGATATATTCCTACGTAACTTATTAAGAAATGGCCTTGAGAATGCTAATTTAGTAGGCATTCTCATAAAACCATAATTGAATAATACTGGTACTTCTTCGAATACCATCTTACCCTTTGTGGTTTTTCTTAATACGTTTACCATAGGAATAATTGCCTTGATTTGGTCATACCCCTTTTCTTTGAGTTCTTTATTGATTTTATCACAGTACTTCCTTTCAAGGTAAAATATACAATATGAGTATGGGGTATGCTTCTTCATAGGTTACCGGTTTTTAAGAATTAACTTAGCTTGTTTATGTACTAACTTATAGTTTACATTCTTCAGTATATCACTAGCCATGAATACATAAAGAATCTCACCTATCTTTGGTACATCAATTACCATAATATTGGCTTTATAGAATAGGGGTTTATAGAATACGGAAGATAAATCCTTTCCAACTACAAAGAAAAATTCTTCTGATGGCATTGAATTATATCTCATACAGAGTATGGGAACTTTATTTGCTCTTTTTGCATCCTTAGAAGCTTGTTCCCAGAATTTCAATATATCGCATCCCTTATTACCTAAGAGTAGATGTTCAAACTTAATCTCTTTATAATTCTTGCATTCGATAGATATCTTACATCTATGAGCATGCCTTTCATCAGTACAGGTTAAATCGGAAGTGGAGTCCTTGTTTGAATGCCAAGCTCCACTCCCTGCTCTATTCCTTTCAAATTTGTACCCGGTCCATTTCGTAAAAAACCCGGCAATTTTTCTTTCGAATCGATTTCCTTTATTCTTAGAGTTCATAATATAATGGTGTATTGTATTTTATATACCATTATAGTAATTGGTACCTACTCAGGCCTTGGGTCTTTTCCACTTGCAGAATTTTGGTATTACCAAGAGGAAGTGAATCTAAGTGGGTTATCAAGAATAGAGTTTTCTCTTTAAATATGTGACGTATTAGTGAGGTAACTACTTCTATGTTATCTGAACTTAAAGATTCAAATACCTCATCGAGAAATGCTAAGTTAATCCCCTTAGAAGCAGTAAGAGCTTCATTCATTGCAAATGCCATTGCAACATTACATAATTGTTTTTCTCCACCGCTAAGTTCATCATAATCAATTATTTGCCCATCTCTTTCAATAAGAGTAACAAATTCTTTTCTAGCAGTACCCAAATCGATATTAAATTCAATCCTAAATCCCAATACCTCTGAATACTTATCAAGGCATTTATTTAAGAACTCGAGTGATGAATCGAATAAGTATGCCTTAATCCCATTATTACCCAATGGGTCATTAATTAACCAATTATAATTCTCTAACTCTAATTCTTTGTTATGAAAATCCTCATCAACTTTCCGTAAGTTTTTCCTAATCTCTTTAAGCTTCTGTTTATACTTGGGAGACATGACCTTAAGCTTTTCCTGTTTGAGCTTGGCCAAATCTTCGTCAATAGAAGCAATATCAGAAGCAATATCATCACAATCTGATTTTAATTTCCTATATCTATCATTTACACTACTAAGTTCTTCTAGCCTTTCTAATGCCTCTTGGTATTCTTTATCATATTTATCAAGGTCAGAGAACGCTTTATATATTGATTTGGCATCACGTAATGCACGTTTGTAGTGACCTTCTTCTAACTGTATTACTAATTCTTTAATTACTTTCTTGAGTGGTACATTCGATAGATTCTTTGCATCTTTTATCTTACTCCTCAAATCAAGGATTAGTTCATTTTGTTTTTTAATCTTTATCTGAAGCGAAGCATCTACTTCATCCTTAATTTGTTTTTGTTTCTCAATCAGTAACTTAGTTAGCTTTTCTCTATCTTGTTTTAACTCTCTTCTTTCTTCTTTGATTTTTTGCTTGAAGGATTTTTCTCTATCTCTCATATCGAAGTAAGCCTCCTTATTAGCCTCTAATTCTTTCTTAAGCATTTGAGACTCATGCTCTACTTCGTTTATTTGAGATATCAAGTTATTTTTATCTTGTAATGCAATGCCTTTAGCAAGGTTTAAGAACTCCAAATCGAATACTTCTTCGAATATCTTTTTCTTATCAGAATTAGATTCTTGTATGAGTCTTTTTATACCTTGCCCAAACATAATTGAGTTCATAAACAGAGTATATGATAAACCTATCTCTCTGTTTATAAAATCCTGTATCTTCCCCTTCCCTTTTATATCGACTATATCTCCATCTTTCATGAAGATAAGCCTGTCTTTGCCTTTAGCACCATCCTCAAGTACTTCATCATACTTTTGACATCTAACTATCTTATATGTATGAGAATCTTTCTGAAAATATACTTGTACCTTAGTACCCTTGTAATCTTTAGGCCTTACTTGCTTCCAAGTATTTACCTCAGAAACACCCTTTAGGTTTTTCCCATATATTGCCCATACCAAGGCAGAGAGAATAGTTGATTTCCCTTTCCCATTTGGGGCCTTGATAAGTATGGTACAAGTGGGGTTTAATTGTAGATGTAAGGATTCTATTGAACAAAATCCTTCTGCCTCTAAGTTTAAGAACGTTAACATGACTCAGCCTTTTTAAGTGTTTCAATTAATAGATTAGTTTTAACCTCATCTTTAATACCTTTCTCTCTTAGGTATCTCTTTGCTAGAGACTTCTTAGAAAGTTGCTTAGTAATCTTATGTTTGTTATTAACTGGAGTACTAGCTTTTTGAGGGATTACCGTATAATAATTGCCATCATCATTAATATCCTCTTCCCTTTCTACATCGATGAACTTTGGGAAATTTTTCAAAGGTACAAACTTCAGAGACAAATCTTCATAGATTTTCCAATACCCTAATTCACAATCTCTATCGGTTCTCCTTTGATGGTTAGGTGCCCCAATCATATAAACCTTCTTTGATAATCTTTGTGGTTTGTGTATATGCCCACATAATACTAAATCGAACTTATTGAGAACATTCACATTTAAGTTTTCTACGGAATCTATTTCCCTACCATCTGTATCTTTTGCACCAGGATAATCGGTGTGTAGTAAAAGAATATTCTTTTTACTTTTATCTAATTCTAACTTCTTTAAGTATTCACTTAGACCCACGTTATTATCAATATAAGGAACCCCGTATACCATAATATCTTTATGTGTAGAAGATAGTTGGGTTTTTTCATAATCTAATATCATGATACCATACTTCTCTACTTGATAAAGCCAGCTAAAGGGTTTAGTACCAACCTTACTTATTTTCTTAATATCATGATTTCCAGATATGGCATATATCCAAAATCCTTCGATTAGTTCATTATAACATATCTCTGCTAATTCTTGGTCCATTGTTTCGGCCTTATGAAATAAGTCTCCACAAAATAATGCAGGACAGTTAAACCTTCTACATAATTTCCGTATAATCGACAAAACCCTGAAACTATTCAGGGTCCTGTGATTGTTCTCATTAAACTTAGCCCATAGATTTATATGTAAATCTGAAAAGGCTATTGCTATTACTTCTTTCCCCATATCCTATCTAAATGGTAATTGATTTGTTCCGTTCTCATACCTAAATCGAGCTCAGATATACAAATAGTGGGTATTTCCCAATTTGCAAGCAATTCCCCCATAAGAGATGATATCTGAACTTGGAAGAATCTGTTAAGTATTCTCTTACCATTATCTTCCATTGACCAATGCTTATAAGTATCTAGATTTAATGGTAAGAAGATTGCTACATCACATTGATCTTCCATTAAAGTCCTACATTGACAGAAAAAATGTTCCATTTCACATTCTGGTAAAGTTCTTGATTGCTTATACCAAAAATAAGCAGCCAAATCTGCATAACTCCTATCAGTTACGAAATATTCTCTATCCTTGAATAACCTATTCCTTTTGTTCAGAAGTTGAAAATCTGCTTTATACATTGCCTCCGAACCGAGGGATAATATTTCATTATGTGATACCCCTTCAGTAGCAGGTAATAAATCTGACATACTACCAGAAATAAAAGGTAGATCTTCTCTCTTAGCTACATACTTAGCTAAAGTAGTTTTCCCTATACCAGAGGGACCTACAAACATAATTCTCTTACTCATGATGTAATGCTTTAAATGGTTTTATAAATTCATTTGTCAAAAATGATGCTAAAGAGTATTCGATACAAAGCTCTTTGAATTTCTCATACTTAAACTTCTTCTTTGACTTAATTGGTAACTTATCCAATGGATTATGTCTTACAAACCAGAAAAGGTCGATTAACTGTTCATTCCTTTTCCATATTTGAAGATATTCTTTGTTCTTACTCTGGGCAATAAACTTCTCAATTCTACCCTCATCAAGGATTTTCCTTGCTTTTACTGGGCCTATACCCGGGAACCCTGGTATATCATCGGAAGTATCTCCAACCATTGCAAGGTACTCTACCGTTTCATGAGAATGATAACCGAATAATTCTTTGCAGTTATCCATTCTTATCATCTCATCTTTTCTGGGATTATATATCCTCAGGTTATTTGATAGCAACTGGTTAAAGTCTTTATCCGATGATATAAGTATCATTTTCTCGGATTGGAATTTTTTAATTGCAAGGTATGCTAAGAAGTCATCTCCTTCATATACTGTAGATTTCTTTTTATCGAAGATATAATTAATTCTTAGCATACCCAGCATTTTCATTATAATTGCCTTTTGCTTTTGCAATGATTCGTAATCTACAGATATATTTTTTCTATGTCCCTTGTAATTGGGCAATAACTTCGTCCTTACTGGTGAATGACCATTATCGAATGAAATATAAACCTCATCCGGTTCGAACCTTGTAAGATACATATGTAGAGATTTGAAAAATCCGAATATTGCCCCACTCGGTTTGCCATCGGTAGATTTAAGTTTTTCGAACTTGTGAAAACTAGCGTGTAGTAGATTTTCCCCATCCACTAGAAGTATTAGTTTTTTCATGATTTCTTCTTTCTTTTAGAATGAATATAGTAATTGGTTCCTTGAGTCAAGTTACGATAATTATTATAATAATCCCTAACTAAACAAATCCCAAACCCCATCATTTCGGCAATCTCTTTAATTGTAAATCCAACTTCTATAAGTCTTGGAATATATGACCTTTGGATTTCTGTACCTTTATAATGTACACTATCGGCTCCTTTAGCTTGAATCATCCTCCCATCCCTAGAAGCTTGAGACATATTATCTTTTTGTGTACCCCAATAAAGATTCTCTACTCTATTATTAGTAGGTACATTATCTTTATGACATACATAAGGTAACCTTTCCGGATTTGGGATATAGACTAAAGCTACTAATCTATGTACTAACCAATTCTTCTTCCCTATACCTGGTTGGGATAATCCTACTACATACCTTCCATTCTTATTCAGATGAGGTTGTTTTAAGTGATATCTTTTGTTTAATATACCCTTACCATTAACATCCCACCTTGAATATATTTTACCTCTCTTAGAGATGTGGTATCCTGGATATCCTGGGATATTATCATGAAGTATTTTATTCTGATACTTACCTTCTCCATGAGTATAGATTGGAGAAGTCCAAGACAGACTACCTATCTTATTCTTGGACCTTGTAAATTGTGTTTTCTTACTCATATCATTTAAAATCTAATTCATAAAGTGAAACTTCTTGAATCTTCTCTTTACCAAGGTAAACATCCAAATAATTCTCTGGTGAGCTATATTCATCAATATATTTAACCCTGGGTTCTAATCTCAAGTTATTCTTAAGGTATTCTTTAATTACTTTCTCTATACCTTCTATCTCTTTCTTATTCATCATCTTCCTCCTCTTCTTCTGAATCTGAATAATTTTCATATTCTACACCATCAACTGGGAAGAGATTTGTTTCTATCTTCTCCAGTTGTTTTTTAGTAGTACCTATGGTATTTACCCCAGCTTTCCGTAAAAGTTTTCTACGAAGTTCATCATCCTCCTCCAAAAGCTTTTGGAATTTCTCTTCTCCTCTTGCAAGAGTTTTCCCTTTCAATTTATACCCACCAGTAGTTTTTTCGATTACATCGGTATCTACTAATACATCCTCTAAAGCATAGCATCTATCAAATCCAACCTCATGGAATTTAGGGTTGAAATATACTGGGCATTTACTAATTGTAGGTCTAGGAGGAGCGACCTTATTTTTAATAAGTCTAATTGTGACAAGTTTCCCAGCTTTCCTCTCTTTCCCATTTTGTTTGATAGTAACAGACCTTCCCGAATAGAAAGCAGCTCTGATTGAAGCATAGAATTTGAGTGCAGCACCTCCTGTAGTTGTTGTGTTATCTTTTCCAAATCCGACATTTAAAGCAGTTCTTAATTGGTTAATATAAATCTGAGATACTCCCAGCTTGTAGAATAACTCACTTCTGATACGGAAGTATTTGTAAAGAGCCTTTGCTCTACCTCCCATTTCTGCTTTACCATCAACCATCTTAGCATCGATGTTATCTGTACAGTCTGTAGCTGCAATAGAATCAATTACCAAGAGTATCGGTTCATTGTGAGTTAATTGAGAACGTAAATAAATTGCTAAGTCTGCCACTACGTCTGCAATATACTCAATACGGGTATCATTAACAATGGTTACTCTTGAAGGGTCTACTCCATTGATTTCAGCCCATGAATTCATCCATGATTGTTCAGCATCTACCCATATCACATGACCTCCAAGTTGTTGAGTAGCATAAGCAAAGTTATAAGCCACCAAAGATTTACCAGAGGATTCTTCTCCAGCAATCTCTACGATTTTACCATAAGGAATACCCTTACCAAATAAGTAGTTCAGAGCAAAGAAAGTAGATGGTATATATAAATCGGTATCAGTAACTTCTGAAGCTAATTTAATCATACTTCCATATTTCTTTGCCATCTCATTTGCTGTTGGTACTTTTAAACCAACCTTAGATTTCTTTGCCATAATGTAATGTCTTTAAACTAAAGAAGGTGATAACAGAACGAATCTAATTACCACCTTCGAATGAAACCATATTACTAACCCTTAAATATCCGATTTGTGTTTTCTTTTCTTTTTCTTGGGTTCATCATCTTCCATGTAATGGTCTTTGTGAACTCCCTTTTTCTTTTTCTTCTTTGACTTATCGTCATCATCATCATCCCCATGGTCTTCATTTAGATACTGTGAAAGTAAATCTTCCAACTCATCATAGGATTTGATTTGAGAACGAACTATTCCCTCAAGGTCAATTGTACCTTGGTATTTCTTATCCAACTTGGTTGGTTTGCAAGCACGGGCAGAATAGGTAGTGTCTAGTTTACCAGACCCAGAACGAATTACCTTAATATCGTAACCAGTTTTTGGGTCGGTCATATCACCTGCCTCATCTTCATCAAGGTAAAGGTCAATGATATCCTGGTATACTGAGCGAGGAACTAAAACTCCCTTATCTTTGCCTTCGTAATCTACCTTACTACCCTTTTCATCTGAGTAAATGATACCACCAACAACGTACCTTCTTCTTGGTACCAGGTTCTTGGCAAGTTCCTTGTCATCTTCATCCTTGGAATTTTTCAATTCTTGATATTTCTCCATGAATGGGCAAGGTTCATCAAAAGTAGCCGGAGATATAACTCCTCCCAAATTGCCACCCAGATAGAATTGAATAATTTCGATACCCAATTCTTGGTCATCACCTGGAGATTTAATTCTCATTCTCAGGGTTCCTTCTTTTGGATATACCAATCCACTTCCGTTTCCCTTAGATTCTAGCTGTTTCTTTCTAGCTAGCATCTTTTCTTTTGTAGAAAGTCCCTCTGATGAAACTTTCTTTTCCTTCTTGTCTTTTATCATAATGATTAGTTTTAATTATTCGGTTCTGAGTAAACTACTTCGTTCATACTCAATACGGTAAGAACGTTTTTCTCTAAAAGTTGTTTGAGAGCAGGAGATAGTTTGTCCGTTTCGAATTCAAGTTCTTTACCTGCATACAAACCATAGGTAACTATTCTACCTACAGCAACCAATTCTCGGTAGGTTTTGTATTCTTCGGTAATTTCCCCACTCTTTACTACAACCCCTTTACGAGGAACTCCCTCTTTTACTTGTTCAGGGATAATCAAACCGGATTTAGTTTGATTTACCTCCTTGGGAGATAAAATAAGTACCCGGTTTTCTGTTGGGCATCCGGGTAATTCTTGATTAAATTTCTCAGCTACAAGAGGTGAGATAAATGTCATTGAATAATTCATATTCTAATACTGTTTTTAAAAGTTAGTAATTGTTTATAGTTCAATGGGTTAACCTTTTCTTAGGTTCGCATTAATAGTTCTTAATATATTTTCGCGTGACTCATAGCACTTACATATAGTTATGAACTTATTTGCTTTTTCTACAGCTTTCAAATACCTTTCATTGATGGAAGAATATTTCTTGTTAAGGTTTGCCTTATGAGATACATATTCATTATTCCACCTTTCATTAGCATCCTTATAATATAACCAGGCATTCGAATAAGCTTCTTCTTTTTCCCTTGCTAGAGCATCTCTTTCTTTTATATACTTATCTCTCAGGGAAGCAAGTACATAATAACTAGAAGGAGATTCTCGTAGCTGAGAATTGATGATATTCTCATTGATAGATAATTCCTTTTGAATATCAATCTCAATAAGTTTACCTTCGAACTTAACCCTTAGTTTTTTCAGTTCCGTCTTCATAAACTTCTAATAGGTTCTTAAAGTCTTTTTTACTAAATTCTCCCTTACTTATTGCTTTAGTTACTTGAGCAAAAGCCATTTGATAAGAGAGTTTCATACCAGGCAAATTAAGAAGAGATTTATAGATGCTTACCTTATCTACCAAAGCCATTAATCTTAAGTCACATAAGTTATCGGTACCGCCTCTATCGAGTAATGCCAAAAATGCAGCCCAATAAATATGGGTGGCATCTTCATAAGCCAGTTTACCATCCTCATCCGTAGCCATTACTTTAAAAGCCAATCCCTCTAAAGTAGTAAGGTTAGTTTGTACTTGGGATAATTGAGTCTTTAATCGGTTAAGTAACATTTTTTCTTGTCCACTCAACCTTAGATTAACCCCATCTAAATACTTAAGTAAATTTTCGATAGAATAACCTAAGCAACCTGCAACCATATAAGTAAGGGCAGTTAACTTACTTGCATTATCAATCTCTTTCTGTGTTGCCATAATTCCATAAATTTATATTATTTATATAGACATAGTATCTTCTCTTTTCACTCCTGTAATGGTAGATACTGAATCTGAATGCTTTATATTAGTTTTACAATTAGGACATTGTACTATCCTAAAATAATCCCCAGATTTATTATAAACCCCAAAAGTTTCACTGGTATCATATTCAAATTCGCAATCACATACTGGGCATTTAGCCCTCCATACCGTGGGCCCGTTTAAAATCTTCTTCATAACGTTTTCTTTTCTTAATATATTTATATACTAACATTGGTGATATCCCATACTTCCTAGCAAGTTTTGCTTTTATCATACCAGTATCATACTCATAAAGTAATTGAAGTATATCGGGTCTACTTAACTTTGTATCTGAAAATTTAAACCTACCATCTCTAATACATTGTTGAGTATTTTCCTTAGCAGTACCCCAATATAAGTTCTTATAATGATTATGAGTTCTTATATTATCCTTATGACATACATACTTATGATTATTTGGGTTTGGTACATATACTAATGCTACTAATTGATGAATGTTATAAGTATACCTATATCCATTCGTATCCCTAATAGAAACTATAACGTATCCGTTATTTTTAATTCGATTAAGGGATAATTTTACCCAACCTTTACCCTTATAATTAGAATATACCTTACCATTCTTGGTAACATGGTAATTAGGGCAACCAATGCAATCTAAGTTTCCCTTTAAAATCTTCCTCATACTGCTTTATCTCTTTACTAAACAATTTAGGATAATCCTTAATGATTACATTCTTATACTTCTTATGTTCTTCCATATACTCCTCTACTGAGAAATCTGGTTGAAGCATCTTTCTATAATCATACCCAGGAATAAAAGGTAATTCTTCTGCCATTGACCTACCAATAGAGAAGTCCATTGACATATCTACATCATCCACTTGAAAACCAAAATATTTCTTAGTACTGGGGTTTCTCAATATATCCCATATTTTAAAAACAGTCCAAGTATTAATATATTCAGGCTTTGAGTAAAAATAGGCTGCATCATGAACAGTTGCTACTTCAAGCATACGGGGTAATTTACCTTGTCGCATTAACCAATAAACAAGAATAGCCCCGAAGTTGGTCATATTTGCTGCAGCACCTTGACATGGGAAATTAAGTCCCAAACGAATAGCATAAGCAACTTCTTGTTTGTCGTTTGAGTATATCTGGGGTAATCTTCTCTTAGTACCAAATAACTGAGTATAATACCCATGCTTACGAAGGAATTTCTCTTGCTTCTCTTTGAACTTAAGTATCTTTGGGTGTTTCTCAAAGAACTCTGCCATTTCTTTATGGGCTTCTTCTTTAGTAACTATAATACCAGCTTTTGGGTCGGATAGTTTTACTGCAAGTAAAGCTTCCCCAATACCATAAATCAAACCGAATGCAATTTGCTTAGCTTGTTTTCTTCTAGTCTTCCATAATTTATGGTCAGGATGATTTTCATCTTCATATATCCTAGATGCTTCTTCAATTGATACCCCATATTTTGCTGCTGCTATACCCAAGTGAGGGTCTACGCCCTTTGCAAATGCTTCCAGATAAGTTTCATCACCTGATAAATGAGCCATCATTCTTAACTCTGCCTGTGAGTAGTCGAATGCCATATATAGATAACCTGGAGGAGCAACTAATTGTTTCTTGATATTTGGGTCTACTGTTGTCTTTGGTATCTGCTGCATATTTGGGTCTGCAGAACTAAACCGATTAGAGTCTGTACCATGTATATTATACCTACCGTGTAATCTAGAATCATCTTGTACCTTTTCCCACCATCCATAAATATAGGTCTTATACATTTTCTCTAACCCTCGTAATTCAAGAAGCTTATCAAGAAATATTGCCTTTGGTGAATCTGGCTTTTTAATGGTTAACCTTAAGTTAGTAAGAGTTTCTTCATCAGTACTTGGTTTACCAGATTCATTATCCTTAATCACATCAAAATGAAAACCATCTTCTGAATACATCAATGCAGGTAAATCAACGGGACTACCCAAATTAATAGGTCTTATTAGTTCTTGTTCTTTTTTAGTTGTGAATATACCTGCTTTGATATTTGAAATTTTCTGTTCCCTTGATGCAATCTTCCGTTTATCCTTTGGGTCATTATAATCTAACTCTTCAAGTTCTGATTCGATAGATTGAATATACTTATCAATCTTTTCTTGGTTATACTTCTTTTCGAATTTCTTTACTCTTGGCAAAGCATATATTGCGTCTCTAGCAGCATCTATTTTTGGCTTATATTCTTCTAAAAGTTTTTTATTGAACTCAGTATCTAGATATAAACCTTCTTTCTCTACCGAAGTAAGTACTCGTGAATTACACATAAATAAATTACGGAATACCGAATACATACCCAAGTCAACCAACTTCTTTTCAAAAAATATCATTAACCTAAGAGTATAATCCGTATCTTGACAACCGTAATGACAGAGTGGATCCAATTCCTTTTTATCCCATGGTATCTTATCAAAGGCATCTTGCTTTTCATAATTACCATACTCTGGTAAATATCTTCTTACCATTGACTTTAAGTCATGAGGTTTTTCCTCGTTGAGAACATATTTAGCAAGCATCCCATCTAAACATGTACCTCTGTAGAATATCTGATACTTCTGATTTATCTGATCATCAAATTTCCAGTTCCATGCAACCTTAGTTATCTCATAATTCTCGATTACCTCTTCCCCAAATTTCCTTAACATCTTCTTCCAGTTCCAACCGGGTGAAGTATAATCTTTTGTTTCGAAATGGTCTAAAGGAATGGAAGCACCAAACCCTGGCATCCAGGATACTGAGAGTATAGTTGGCTTAAAACCCTTATTATATATAGGTTCTGCATTTGTTTCATAATCACAGCAAGCATAACCCGTAGCTTTACAACAAGCAATAAGTTTTTTAAGCTCTTTCTTGTTTTTTATTATTGTATACCGTGTCTCCATATTTTAAAATAGAAAAAGGGACATACCTACCAGTAGTAGATACATCCCTCATTATTAATACTTCTCTTGTAAATCTTCCAGATTGGATGATAATGCTAACCAATCCTTCTTATAAGCATGAAGAGAATCAATAGTATGATACAGATAACCGGGTTTAACCCCAACCTCTTTAGCTACGTATTCCATAAGTTTCCATGCAAGGTATATATCATTACCAAAGTGAGTAATAAAATCCGAACTTCTTTGGTGATAGCAAATATGTAATACCTTCTCCCCCTTACCATTCTGACGAATAAGAAAATCATAATACATAGAGCAAGGAATACGTTGTCTACCACCATAGTATAAGGTATCATCATGATCAAATATTGGTATAATTGCTTTTCTTGTATCTGGGTCTCTCTTTAAAAGACGAACTAAATCTTTTATTAATACTTCACCCATTCTCTCATTGTATGTGTAATCGAACATACCCTTTTCATCAAGGAATTGTTCCCATAAATCTTTTCTTAATTTCCAAGCTTCTCCTGGATTTATATCATTAGGGGATATTCTTTCTTGGAACTCTGCATCTGCCCATTCTCTTGAATGAGAGAATACGAATAACCATACCGGGTCTCCCAATGAAGTTAAGCAATATTGTTGGCAAATGAGTTCTTTAGTAATAAAATTCTCATTACCTTCAATGACTTTATTTTGATAGGTCTTTGGTTTTACAAGTTGACCATAACTGTTGAGTTCTCTGCCCATTTCGGACATTAACTCAAAACTGTTAGAATATATCCTCATATAATATAAATATTTAATTGTATGACATTGTAGAACTAACCCAGGTCATATGCCAGTAGCGATATACAAAATCATCAAAATCCTCTACCTCTTTTAATAACAAGGGTATATTTGGTTCTCCCCCGTTCTTTTTAATCTCAAAAACTTGGTAATAGAATTTGTTTACTAATCCTATACGCTTCTGATTTAAAAATTCCTTAGCTTCCATTGTTCTTTTGTTTTAAAAGTTTCTTTTTATAGGCTTTACGTTGAGAGTAAGAGATTACATTCTCCGGGTATTCTATATCCTCGTATTCAAGAAGTAATTCTTTTGCTTTCATTGATTTATATGTTTCCTCATATAAATCTGGTCGAAGCACTTTAAAACTTCTAAAGAATACCTTGAATGAAGAAAATTCCTTCTCGGTACCATTTTGGAATTTTTTCCATATCTCTTTTATCCTCTTATTCCATGAATTCTCTTCTGCTCCCTTAAGTACCTTCTTCAAGGGTTTATGGGTATGATACATTAGAAGTGTCTCTACATTTCCGTACATCTGAGTCGCGAATAGGTTGATTTGTACTGACTGATCCGGTCCATATACGTACTCTGACATTCGTTGAATTAATAGGAAATCGAATATTAACCTCTTGGTAATTTCTGAAGCCCGAACTACCATTGTAATAACTGGGATGTCCTCCCCGAATCGTTTTGAAAAAGTCGCAGCTATTAAACATTGTTTACCATTATCATGATGATTGTTAAACATATAGGTTATATTGTAATTCTGATTGTACTTATTTCTCAGTACTCTAAGTTTACTACGCAACAAGTCAAGCTTATTAAAATCTATGTAGTTATTCAATAAGCTAGTCCACTTAGTTTCTTTATAATTGAAACATCTACCATAATCAAATTCTGGGTCTACCCAGGCTTTTCGTATTTTTATAAATACGTTATACACTACTGCTACCCCACTATTAGCCATAGCACCTTTCCCAAATAGGATTGGGTCTAATCTTAAAAAACCCTCATTAAGTTTTTCCCATGCTTCCTGTGAAGTAGCAAATTCTAACGAATGGAGGGACTCCTCCGTATTAAGCTGAAGTCCCTCTAATTTCTTATTCCAACCTGACATATAACTGGCTGATTTTTAATCAGTTACTAATAATTTGTAGTTTGCCTCCATAAATTGAGACGTTGTTTTTTAAAGAATAAACTAAATAGTCCGCAAGGAGTAAACCCATTCATAGCTAAAAATCCCATATAGAGATAGAATGACTTTACCAAAGATTCCTGAAAATCTATTTCTTTAGTCATCACTTGAGTTTGTTTCCAGGGTCTACATTTAAGGAAGTTCCTTGCTTTATTAAGTTCATATATTACTTCCCATAAATATAGCTTCTCGTTTTCATGAGATATCTCGCTCATTCCATGAAAACCTGGGGTATAAGAAACTATCTTATCATATTCTGCCCTATCTTCTCTTGCCCAATCGGTTGGACTTAGTATAGGGTATTTCCTTACACCTCGATGATCTGGGTACTTGATGAGTAGGTCTTTGACTCCAATTGCCATTACCTCAAATAAACTCTTGGCATCTTGATATTTTAATATATCTTCTGGCAATATATTAGAATACAAAAGCAAAGTAAAGAAGAATCCCAAGGCATCTGCTTGTTCCTCATTTGCATTTGCTAGATGATTTAATACCTGAGTGTATTCTTCTGAGGTTAAGCAATCATTATTCCATCCATAATCACGATATATAGATACTACTTCATCGGTAGATTCGAATCCTTCGGTTAATTCCTCAATAACCCTACCAATAAAATCCTTTAGGATAACTTGGTTCTTTGGGTTATTTATATCTAAAGGATAATCAGGTAACCTTTCTATCTCTTTATACCCAAAGAATTGTTCTATCCCAAGACCATACATTTCTTGTAGTATCCGTGCCTCAGTTTCTTCTACCTGAGGCACTTGTTCATTTATATTCCTTATGTCCACTATTTTATGTTTTGAGATGAACCAAATCCTTTATCTCCTCTGCTTCCCCACATTTGTGATTCAGTATAAAACTCCTCTTGCTGAATCTCCTCTGGCTCGGTAATATAAATAGGTACATGAATAAATTGTACCAGCTTTTGACCAGCCTCGATAACCTGAATTTCTTGAGAAGTGTTATATATCCCAATATGTATCTCTCCAACATAAGGGGAATCCACTATCTCGGCAGTAAAGATTAACCCTTTCTTAGTAGCTATACCAGATTTGTTTGCTGCCATTAACATAGATGCAGGAGGTTCTAGCAAACCTTTGATACCCGATGGGATAAGTATACGATGACCTGGTTTTAAAGCTATATGCCTTACGAAATTTTCATTAAATGGCATATCTAAAATATACCCATTTGAATCAAATTCGTTCTTGTCATGAATATCCTCAGGATATAAATCAGTTGGTACATAAAAATCTAACCCAGCATCATTTGGGTTTGCTCTGTTGGGAGATACTACCTCCCTTACTTTGATAAATCTAAATCTGTTCATAATATATTACATTTACGTAAAAGTTGTCCAAAGGTTAATTTCTCGGGTCTAGAAACATGTACTCCCAATGAATTACACATTCTAATTACATCGGTAGAACCTTCCATACACAAATTAGCAAGTACATCACTTTGCTTTACAAAATAGTTTGGGTTGTTAAGGTATACCTTGAACATAGCCCATATCATCTCTATTGGTTTCATTATTTAATACACTCTTTATAAAGTTCTCTAATACGTTTTCTAGGTACTTCAAATTTCTCAACGGTTTTGGTAATAACCTCTTTTCTGTCTTTCCCTTTCCGAATCAAGCCTCGGATGTATTTCTTGATACCAACCGTATCTTCTAATACATCCAAATCCTTGTATTGATTCTTCTGTTCTAGCTCTTTCCTTGTGATATTCAAGTTCTGAGACATCTTGAATGCACATAGCTCTGAGTCTCCGCATAGCTTACACTCTTTAGTTGATAGGTCATACCCAATACCGAAGCAAGGGTCTCCATTAGTTCCCAGAGTACTAACATCTATGGGAGTAAGGATATCTTGCTTCGATAAGTCAGGAAGTTGTTTCTTTTTCTTAGCCATTATATGTCTTTTTTACGTTTATAATATATAAATGTATATCTCACTGTTATCTTCTATGGGAACATAGGAATAACCGATGTTATTAATAAATAGTTCCCTAAGTTTATATAATTCTTGGTATGAATTTCTATCATGGCTCTCTTGACATACTTTGACTACCATACCATTACTCCAGTACAAACAAAAGAAATGAGTAAAGCATTTGGGAGTATTTTGAGAAGTTTCCAAGCTTGATATCCATATCAAATCTCTACAGTTGAATACATGTTTAGGATTATGTACCTCCCCAACAACAAGAGATTTAAACCATTCCCTAATCTTCTTCATCATAAGTGTAATTAATGTGTTTACAATTGGGACAGACCCATTCTTTGAAATGCCATCCCTTAATTTCCAAATCCTTTTTATGAAAACGTTTCTTACATGAATGACATTGATAGCCATCCTTAGAAAGTATGAAGTCTAAAGCGAGTATTATTATCATAATAACCACCGCTGTAATTAAAATATATTTCTCCATCACTGAAAGCCTTTAATTTTCTTTTTAGTGTTATTGGGTTTTCCTTAAGAGTACCCAGCAATAAATACCTGATGCAGAGATTTGAATTATCCTCCAACCATCTGATAATAGAGTAGTTAGTTTAGTATCATCTTCATCTCTGATACATATTAGTTTATCATTATTCATAATGCCTATATGCTTATTAATTGTAATCTTCTTTTCCTCCTACGGAGAAAAAGTAAATACTCATAGTACTTCTAGTTAACTCTTAATAAGGCTATGGTTAGGATGTTTCTTCCATAGCTTATCTAACGGTATTACTTTCAATTCTTGTCTCTGATAATATTGCTTTCTATGCTTACCATGCCTATCTAAATAAGGGCCAGGATAATGAAGGTCATCCAGGTATACTTTCTTTTTCGATTTATCGGTTCTTACCAAACGACCAAGAAACTGAATAGATTTTTCCTGACTATCCATGCTTGCTGCATTAAGTAAATACCTAAGCTTAGGAAAGTTTTTACCTCGAGCAATGATTGTAGTTGATACCAAGATATCTATTTTGCCTTCCCTAAAATCCATCATTATTTGTTGTCTTAACTTAGAGGGAGTATTAACATGCACATAGGCAATATTATAGGCATCGCCCAGTTTCTTTTTAAAGAACTTATATAGATTTTCACAATGTGCAATATGCTTGCATACTACAAGAGCAGGATATCTACCTTGATTAATATTCCATCGTAATCGATTATAAGCCATGGTCCACGCGGTATTATTTTCGGTAATAGAATCATCATATATCTCCTTATAGGATATACAATCAGATTCCCAATTACCATACCAAGGTTTACCAGGTACCATCTTTACGATAGTTTTAGTTGAGTAACCCTTTTTGATAGAATCCTTAAGTTTGAACTCGGCAAGTACTTTACCAAAGAAACATTCAAGGTTCATATTCTTAACTTTATCCTTAGCAAGCTTACTCATATAAATCGTACCAGATAATCCTATACGAATTCTGGTATTAAATAACCGAGTGATTACATTCTGATATTGCTTACTACCTCCCTGGTCAGCCTCATCCACAAGTACCATGTCTATCTGAGATAATTCTTTTTGATAGAATCTCATGTTCCTCGAAATAGACTGAACCATACCTATGGTGAAATTACTCCAGTTTAAAACCTTACCTTGAACAAAAGTGATATCTTCTCCGGGAAGATATTGCTTAAATTCTTCTCTAGCTTGATTTAACCAATCCGAATCATTAGTTATTAGCAAAGTCTTTAACTGTTTCTTATAAGACAAGTAAAGAGAAGTCATGATAAGGGTTTTCCCAAAATTTACAGTCAAATCCAATACTCCAATTTGAAAGGGTATATCTCCTACTCGATTATTAATCACAGACTTAACAGCCCTCTCTTGTTCTGGCCTTAATTTATATTTACCTATATTCGTAACTACTTTACTGACTTTAGGTAAAGGTTGTCTCATATCTACAACTTTAGGTTTAATCCCCATTTCAATACACATATCGTATACCTTAGGAAGTAAACCTATTTTAAATTGCCCAGTCTTGGTAATGTAGTGAATTTTACCATCCCAATTCTGCATACCTCTTTGCCTTGTACGTAAGTAGAAAGCATTTGGATGTCGAATGGCAAACTCATTATAAAGTTTCTGTGCGAACTTAAGAGGTAAGTCAAGTTCGCACATATTCCCATTCTGAATAATTATCTTACTCATTTGATAATTACCGTTACACCCTTAGTGGCTTTATCCATGCCCATTGCTTCCTTAAGAAGTTTGATATGATGTTCCTCATCGGCAATCAATTTCTCAAGGAAATAATTCACATCATCGTAATCTGGGCGTTCTTCGTATTGAGCAATTGCTCTTTGAATTTTCTTGTAGTGACCAATAGTTTCTATCTCGGAATTCAAAGCAATCTTTAAAGCTTGTTCCCAAGTAGAACCAATCTCAATCGTAGGATTAATATCCATGGTAGAGTAATCCTCATAGGGATCTGCCTTTTGTAAAAAGTCCGATATCTTATCAATGTGTCTCATCTCTACCAAACCAATACCCAACATCAATTCGGATATTTCTTCAAATCTAGAAGACTGTTGGGTATACATAATGATGGCACTTAGTTCTGAGAACTTGGCATTCTTCCAAATCACATAGAACATATTAATTATCTCATCAGGCCATGGTTCGATATCCTTAAAATCTGGATAATCCACGGATTGGTCTGAATACTTGAGGACATCTATAAAAGCATTAGCTGCATCCTCTACTCTGTTTCCGAAAAATTGTAAACCTTTCATATCATTTTCTTATTTTATCCCAAAGGGAACCTTCAACTTCTGGTTCACCTTCAAGTAGTTGTTTATTCTTATTCTTATATAAATACTTATTGTATCTTTCAATTGCTTTATCAGTATACATCTGTGCAATGTCTGGTAAACCATTACACCATGCAAGAGATTCAAACTGAGCATCGATGAAGGTCTTATAATCCCAACCTTCTTCTTTTAAGAAGTCACCAACCTTTGCAAAGTGTACATACTTCTCTGGTTGATTTTCATAAGATTCATATATACCAGTTGCCTTAGCAATCTTACCTATAAAGTAATCATGTATCTCTTTGGTAAGTTTTAAATCTGAATGTTGTAATTCTATCTCAGCATCTACCTGATTAGTAATGTTCTCCTGCATGGATAATAACCTTTGCATAACATTACGATAATCAGTCATTCTCTTTAACCCAGTCTCAATGTATTTAATAAAACCTTCCCGGGTATCAAATTTAAAATCTTCACAAAAGGTATTACATACTTCTGCAAGCTTTTTACAATTTGCCCATTCTCGGGAATTACTCTCATTTATTTTACGAACTCCCCTATGCTTTAACTTTATACGAGTTGCGTATAAAATATCAGCAACAAGGGCAGCATCTCCCTTGGATGCTAGTAAAATGTTAGAAACTTTCTTAGTATTCTTATTGTTAGAAACTAAGACTGCTCTATGATTTATTGCCTCCTTTCGAGCAATAACAAAAAAAGCCTCAACTGGGAAGTTATCTACCTCTAAGGTATTTAATATTTCCTCAAACTGAGACTTAGTTATATGGATAGATGGTTCACGCATAAATATATTATTTTATAATATAATAGGAACTCCTTACTCCAAAGAGTTTCTGATTTGAATCAGTTCTTGATAACTTTGATACCTTGTTTGATATACTAACCTTAAGACTTCCCTTTTCCCAAGATCGTTGCAATCCTTTCCGTCTGGTAAAAACACCACCTTGACCTTTTTATAGGCAACAAGTTTGAGCGCCAAATTGATTGCATATTGCTTGGCGTCTGGGTCCAAGAGTATAATATATCTTTCGCATTGGGATTTAAGTAATTCATTGATTTGGTACTGACTAATAGCTTTGCCCATTGTGGCAATTCCTCTATCGCCCATTGTGAGAGCATTAAGTGCTCCCTCGCAAATGAATACCGACCGGTACATTTCCAATGCGTCATGATTAAAGATGATAAATTGTTTGCCAAGGCCTGTGATATCTTTATCGGGATTATTATACCTGGGACCTTTTCCGATAACGTTCCGAGCATTGTAATATTTAAGTTGTCCTTGATAATAGAACGGGATGATAAGGTACCCGTAAGTCGTGCCCATTGTTCCATAGCCGATACCAAATCTTGAAAACTGGTCGGGGTTGAAGCCACGTTTCTTGATATATCCCCTAATACTTTTTGCAAGTTGGCTGTCTCCAATCGAAATATTTCTAAATCCCTCAGGGAGATACAGGGGCTTACTCTCGGCAAGTTCGATTTTCTCTTCCTTAAACTGTAGTTCATCAAATTGTCCATTGTTCAAAAAGTTAATTAGTTCATGGTATTCTGTAAATCCCTCTATATCCATTATCAGTTGAGCAGGAGAGGGATGAGCATTACATCGAAAACAATTAGTTCGATACATGGAAAGATTAACCCCCAACTTCTGTTCTCTCCCGCAATATGGGCAAGTTGGTATACGCATCCAGCCATGCTTATAATCAAATGCTCCCAATCGTTTAACGAAGTATGTCCTTAGTCTAGATTTAAACTGATTAGTTATTTTCATACTCTCTTATAGCTTTCCTAATTACTCTTCGAAGTTTCTTTAAATCCTCTAAATCTAAATCGTTGATACAAGTGGTTTGCCAACCATTATGGGATATTTCTAAAGCTACCCCATCAGACCATCTATCTTTTACTATTTCTATTTTCTTTGTTTTCATATCTTTTCTTCCCACATCTCATACAGTAATATTTTACATATCGTTTCTCATAATACTGGGCTTTTCTTCTCCCACCTTTCTTAGAAAAGATTGCCCTACGAGGTCTCTGTTTAAACTCAGACCAATGAACAGCTACCCATTCATGATATCCAAGCTTACATTTAAATGTCTCCAGTAGTCCTTTCCCTTTTCTTAGAATCCGCATCTGGATTAGTGCTCTTCTTAAATTGTTCATCCAATTTTTTACCATATACCTCATCATATTGTTTACGTTGTTCTCTTGTAAATTCTGTACATCTTTGTCTTTCAACATCACATTTAAATAAGGCTCTACCTGAAGAAAGACCGTCCCTTTGTACTACCATCTCAACTCGAAGTATATTATCTTTTTCTTCTTGCTCGGTAGAATTAAGACCCACAATAACTTGAGCATTACGAACAATAGCAATTGAACCAGAGATATCATTTTCATCATATCTAGTAAGTCTATGCTTCTTACCTTCACGAGTAATATGATGTGCAGTCCATATGATATCAAGATGTAACTCTTCTGCCA